TGAATTTGCTAATGTACTCCTTAAAAACCTCAAAGTCTACGTCTTCTATTTCTTCTGGGACACCCATAAACTTAAACACTTCTAAATGCTTTTCGATAACGTCTAGATTGCTGTTAGCGTGGATTTCTGTAATTTCTTCGAACTGCTGAATGGTCATTTCATTCATTTCGTTCGGAATCTGTTTTCCTAATATTTCTACCATAATATAAATTTTGAACAAATATACATTTTTTTTAATATGGTTATGTTGAAAGACCTACCAATTTACAAAATTACTATTGACCCCGAATATTCAGACGGCGAAGATTTAGGGATTGAACAAATAGCTTTCACAGATGCGCCCGCCATAAAGGTTAAAGGGCTAGCTTTCTCAAATGTAGAAAAACGTTTTTTTTCAGACGAACTTAAATACAGAGTAACAGCGCCAGCAATGATTCCTATGGAAATCTATAGACGCGACGACGAAGCGGGCGACTATTACGTACAATTTGACGAAAACACGATTGAACAAATCTACGTCAAGTTCATGAAAGACCTTTCGAATAAGAACGTCTTTAACCTAGAACACGATCCAAGTAAAGAAGTCCCAGCATATATTCTCGAAAGCTGGATAGTAGAAAACCCGAAACAAGACAAAGCATATACAACCTACGGAATAGAAGTTCCAAAAGGTACGCTTATGTTAACGGCTCAAGTAACCGACACGGACTACTATAATGAACTAGTAAAAAACGAAAAACTAGGATTCTCTATTGAAGGTTTTCTAGGAATGAAATTAAGCAAACACTTAAACAAATATACAATGAAATTACCAGACGGAGAACACCGCATTGAAGACAAAATTTACGTTGTCAAAGATGGCGAAGTAATCGAAATTAAAGAAGTAGAAAAAGAAGAAGTCGAAATGGCAGACGAAAAAACTACAGAAGAAGAAGTAGTAAAAGAAGAAGTTGCTATGGAAGAAGTCGTAGAAGAAAAAGAAGAAGTTAAAGAAGAAGTCAAAGAAGAAATGGCTATTGATCCAGCAATGGACACAGAAGCAATTTTAGCTATCGTTAAACCAGTAATCGAAGAAAACGTTAACGCGGTTATTGCAATGATTGCAGACTTGAAAAACCAAATGGAAGAACTTCTAGTAAAAGAAGAAGAAGCGGAAGACATGGAAATGGCTAAAGACGTTAAGATGTCAGCATTCGACAAATTCAAAGCGTTTCGCGCATTCAATAAGTAACAATTTAAAAACAAATAAAAACAAATAACAATGATTAGAAATTTAAAATTTGACCTTGACGTAGATACAAACGCGTTATTGTGTCCAAACCCAGACGAGTTTTACGGGAAAGCGTATTTAACTGAAGACATCGCAGACAATTACAGAACGTTGCCTGGTATCAAATCTGCTACGAAATTAGCTAACGTTACTTTCGGAAACTTATTAGCGCCTTCAACGTGTAACTTTACAGCGCCTACAGACAACCTAGACGCTATCACAATTGACGTTTGTGCGTTATCTGCAATGTCTCAAATTTGCCAGTTCGAATTAGAGCAATCTTTCTTGGCTTTGCAAATGGCTCAAGGTTCTAACGGCGACTTTAGCGTAGCTTCTTTCATGTCTTACTACTGGAATGAAATGGCTGGACGTATCGGTAACGACTTAGAGTTAATCCGTTGGCAAGGTGACACAGAAAGCACAGACCCAGTTCTTTCTTTGTGTGATGGTTACTTGAAAAAATTGTGTGCAGACGCAGACGTAAACGGACTTTACGCTGGTGCAATTAACGCATCTAACGTATTGGCTCAAATGACAGCTGTATTACAAGCGTCACCAGCAGCAGTTCAAGCGAAACGCGCAGACTTACGTTTGTTCGTTTCTTCTGACGTATTCGTTAATTACCAAATTGCTGCGGCTTCTGGTAACACTTTGACTTACGTTACTGCACCTTTAGCACCTACTTTCTTAGGTATTAAAATCGTTCTTGCAGAAGGTATGCCAGTTAACACTATGGTACTTGCGTTAAAGACAGATCTTATTTATGCATTTGACTCTGATGGAGACTCTAAAGCATTGAAAGCTGTTAACCTTGCGGACTCAGTTGCAGAGCCTTACATCCGTACACGTGCTAACTTGAAAGCTGGTTTTGCTTACACGAACCCTAGCCAAATCGTAGTATATAACGTTTGTTTCGACTAGTCAATAACTAACTAAATAACGGGGGTGGGTAATGCGCCCGCCCCTTTTTTTTAACTTTAAAAATTATAATCATGGCTTGTGCTACATTACAAGAAATCCTAAAGGGTTGCGACCCAAATAGCGGTGGTATTTACACCCTATTAATAAACCAACAAGACGAAATAACTGCAATTACTACTAACGAAACTAGTACGAACTGGGAAGTAACCGCTATTACACACACAACACCTTACGTGGCTTTGGAGTTCAAACGTAACACGGGTAACTTTACAGAAGAAGCTGCTATTGATTTAGTAAATGGTTCGTCTTATGTTACTCAAACAATTAACTTAATGTTCCACAGACGCGACCAAGAGAAGTCAAAAGCTATTAAAATATTAGGCGCTGGACAACAATACTTAAACGCTGTCGTAGGTGACGCAAACGGAAAGTATTGGTATTTCCCTTTCTTACAAGTAACCGCTTTCGGCGAAGGTTCGGGTACGGCTCGCGCTGACGGCAGTAAGTATAGTTTGGTCTTGACGTCGGAAAACGAAAGTCTCGCATATGAGGTTGACCCTACTATTATTGCTGGTCTTACAGTTTAATTGGTTTTAGTTACATTCTAGAAACGTAACACTTATAACAACCCTACCTATTCGGTGGGGTTTGTTGTTTTATGAACATTTGCTTTTTAACTTTTAATATAGTTATGATTTACATTGAAAAAGGACAAGTTAACACGTTTGCTTTGACGCTGTCAGAAGTAACAACGTTAGTAGACCCCTTTTATTTATTCGTTTTTGAAGACGAATTTAACACCGCTGTCGATCCAATATACTGGATAGGCTCAGATACGTCTAGTTACCCGTACAGATACAACCTATTCACGCTAGAAGAAGGCGTAGACTTGGATTTATTAAAGGGTCAATACACTTACAAGGTGTACGAAAGCCTAACAGACATAGTAATAGACGAAAACACGAATACAGAAGAACTTAATTTAATCGAAGAAGGGCGCATGGTGGTAAGCGGTGTAGCTGTTTCTTCTATATATGAATAAAATATGGGAATTTTTGACAGATTTAAACAGCAAAAAATAGAAGTTTCAGAGGGCTATCAGTCGTTTAGTACACCTTTCGGTAAGATAGGCAACGCTAACTTGTCGCTACCTTACGTAAACGGACGCTACCAAGTTTCTGGATATATTCCATTTGGTCAAGACAACCTATTCCCAGAAACATTAAACCAGCTTTACTTTACTTCGCCTTTACACGGGGCAATTGTGGACTTTAAAGTTAACGCTACTATAGGCGCGGGTTACCAATTAAAGACGGACAAGTTAACACCAGAAGAAAAGCTAGATATTTACACGTGGGAAAAGAAACTAAAGTTAGCTAAGTCTGTTAGGTTAGTAGCGAAACAGATAGTCTTGCACAACCGCGTTTACTTCATGATCCATTTCGACGAAAAGCATAAAGTAAAAAAAGTAGAGAATATCAGTCCAGAAAAGGTTCGTATTAATCGCGCGAAAGATTGCTATTTTTTATGCGACGACTGGGCGTCTAGAATTGACGTAATTCCAGTTACTAAATATCACCCGTTAAACACGGAAAAATGCCAGCTTTACGCTTACGAAATTCCAGCAATCGGACAAGATTATTACCCATTGCCACAATATACAAGCGCTTTAAACTTTGCTTTTTTATCTGGCGAACTTAGTTACTTTGCAAAATCAAACATTCAAAATAGTATTTTCCCAGCCTTTGCAATGATGTTTCCTAAACGTCCACAAAGCGAAGAAGAAAAGAAAGTATTAAGAGACACAATAGACCGAATGAAAGGCGCGCAGAACGCTGGAAAAGGTGTAGCATTTTTCGCAAATAGTCCAGACCAATTACCGAAAATAGAAAGCATCCCGACTAATTCAAACGACAAAATGTTTCAAGAAGCTAGCGGGCTAAACACCGAGCAAATTTGCTTTGCGCATACAATCGACCCTATCTTAATGGGTGTGCGTACAACTGGATCACTAGGTAACGGCGCAGACATTAAACAAGCCTACATTATTTTTGAAAAGAATGTAGTTATTCCTTTGCGTGAAATGGTAGAAGAAGTCTTTACAGAATTGCTTTTAATCTGCAAACAAAAAGCGGACTTTACTATAAAGAATTTCCAAATAATTAATGAAACTATTGTAGAAGTAGAAGGCGACGCTAGTAAAACACAAGACGCACTTAATGCAATGAGTCCACTAGTAGCGACAAAGGTACTTAATACAATGACAACAAACGAAGTTCGCGCCCTTGCGTCACTTGCACCTATCGAAGGTGGCGACGTAGTACCAAGTTCAACACCAGCAACACCTTTATAAAATGCTATACTTTATAACAGAAACATATTTAAAGACGAACACGCCTATAACTGCTAACGTAGACGTAACAGACGTAACGCCGTACATTAAAACGCAAGCGGATTTAAGAGTACAACCGATTCTAGGTAGTGTCTTTTATAACTACTTACTAGACGCGTACAATACGCAAACGTTAAACCCAGACGAAGAAACACTAGTAGGTTTTATACAACCAGTAGTGGCGTGGCGTTCTGCAGAAGACGCAGTTTTTGGACTATCTTACCAGCTTAAAAACAAAGGTCTTCAAACTCAAAACGGCGACTTTTCAAATAGTGTAAGTCGTACAGAAGTAGTTTTCGGAATGGAACACTTCGTACAAAAGGCGTCTTTCTTTGAAGCTAGATTAATCAAATACCTACTAGCAAACAAAAACTTATTTCCAGAGTTCACTAGTCAAGAAAACCGCGACACGGATTTACGCCCACAAATAGAAATGTGCGATTGTGTAGGGACTTGTTACGGACGTTGTGGTCAGCGCTACAATGACAACGGATATAATAACGCTATAATGGTATTTTAATGAAGTCTAAGCTATCTATTTTCATTCTTTCGGCGTTTGCTATTCTTTCACCAGTTAAGCCGCTTATTTTAGTTGCTGTTTTATCTATTATTTTAGACACGTGTTTCGGTATCTGGCGTAGCGTTAAAAAGTCTGGCTGGTCTTCTATTCGTTCAAGACGTTTAAGCCACACAATAAGTAAGTCTTTGCTTTATTCGGGCGCTATTGTGTTCATTTTCTTAATGGAAAAGTACGTAGTTTCAGACATTCTAGGTCATTTTATTGCTATTGACTTAGTATTAACTAAAGCATTTACGTTCTTTTGTGTCATTACAGAAGTTAAAAGCATTAACGAAAGCTACTTTAGTGTAACTGGCGTAAATGTTTGGGACAAGTTTATAAATTTTGTTAAACGATCTAAAGAAAATTTCGACGAACTAAGATGAAAAAACTAGACATACAAGCTATTAAACAAGTAAGGCTAAAAGACAATCAGTATTTTGCTGAAAGTTCACCTAAAACACAAATCTATTTACACCACACGGCGGGAAATGGAAATGCTGAAGGAGTTAGTAGATATTGGAATGGTAACGACAGCAGAATAGCTACGGCTTTTATCATTGGTGAAAATGGAACTATCGTACAATGTTTTTCGTCTAAGCATTGGGCGTGGCATTTAGGAATAGACCAAGAAGACTTTGCTAGAAATGGCGCTAAGTATTCCAACCTAAATAAACTTTCAGTAGGAATTGAAGTCTGCAATTGGGGTTATCTTAAAAAGAAAGGCGACAAGTTCTATAACTACGCTGGCGGTGTAGTTAATCCGTCTTACGTTACCGAACTAGAAACACCATACAAGGGTTATAAATATTGGTATAAATATAGCGACGCACAAATAGAGTCTTTACGCCAGTTAGTTGAATACCTTTGCGAAACTTACGACATTCCTAAAGACTACCGTTCTGAAATCTGGGCTATTGACAAAGAAGCATTTAAAGGGGCTAAAGGAATCTTTACACATAACTCGGTTCGTAAAGACAAGTCGGACATGTACCCAGACCCCCGCGTTATTAAAATGCTCGAAAACCTATAACAGATGAAAGTTTCGATAATTATTCTGTCGCTAATTTCTACTATATTTGCGACAAGTTGCAGCGTGAACTATCATTTACGCAAGGCAATTAAAAAAGGCTATAGCTGCGACGTGGATAGCGACACAATTACCATTTCATCTATTGACTCAATTCCGTACGTTTTAAGAGACTCTATTTTTTGGGAGAAGGTAATAGTCCAAAAAGATACAATAGTGCACTACAAACGTTCCTACGTACCTAAAACGCGGTTTGAGACTAAGATTGAATATAAGTACAAAACAAAAGTCCTAAAATCGGACGTTGAAAAGATAAAATATAAAAATAAATACATAACAAAGACAAAAATTAATTGGTTATTTGTTATAATTGCATTCGTTTTAGGATTCCTTACGAGGTTATCTTTTAGCGAAACCTTTAGAAGTAGGTTAAAACTTCTACCTAAACTTTTCAAATGAATAAAAACAAAGGCGGGCGTCCAGTAGTAAGCAAAGGCGTTCCACGTGTGCGGTTAAGTCCGCAAGAATTCGACCTAATTAAGCAATATCGGGCTATTAAGGACAAGTCTAACGAAATGGGCTTAAATGAAAACGATGTTAAGCACGGCTGGATAAAAACAAAAGACGCTAGTTTATTCTTTGCTAACCCAAGTTTTAACGCTGGTAAAGAACTAGACCTAGACTTTCATAAGCTACTAGAAAACGCGCCTAAATTAGAAGTAAAGCCTAAACAAACACGGAATTTTAACGGGTCTTTTGACAAGCTGGTCTTTACAGATGTTCATATAGGTATGGACGTAACCGACAAAGGACGTAATTTATACGCGTCAGAATGGAATGAAGACATACTTTTCGAGCGTTTGTCTCAAATGATTGACCACACACTAGCTAAACAAAATTCAAACGTCTTACATATCTTAGATTTAGGCGACTATTTAGACGGCTTTAACGGACAAACTACTAGAGGCGGTCACACATTACCACAAAACATGAGTAACCAGAAAGCGTTCGACGTTGGTTTCTTATTTAAGACGATGTTAATTACTCAGCTTTCGCCGTTCTACGATAAAATCTACGTTCGGAATATTTGTAACGACAATCACAGCGGCGACTTTTCCTACTTTGTTAATCAGTTCTTTAAAACGTATGTCGAAAGGGATTTAAAAAACGTCTTAGTAACTAACCAGACTTTGTTTATTGATCACGAAATAATTGGTAACTATTGTTTTGTTACCACACACGGAAAAGACACACACAATTTAAAGCACGGATTCCGACCTAAAATTGACGCGAACCAGATTAATAAAATACTAGGCTACCTAAACACGAAGCAACTTTTAAATAAAGGCTACGAAATTATTTTCGAAAAAGGCGATAGTCATTTATATTTATTTGATTCGTCTAGTAGTGACGTGTTTAAGTATTATAATTACCCAGCATTTAGCCCGTCTTCAAACTGGGTGGCTACTAATTTCCAGCTAGGTAAAAGCGGTTTTATACATTTTAACTACGATTTAGAGCAAAAGAGTATAAACGAATTCTTTTTTTAGTGTATATTTGAACTTTCATAATAGGTTTTTAAGAATTAGGGTTAGCAGTTGAAAGCGTTAGCCCTTTTTTTTTGTCACATAAATTGGCTAAAATCGGTTTTATTCCGATTATCTAAATGAATTTTACCTTTGTATTGTGACAATATAATGTGATATTACATATTATAATTTGTTTTTAATTACAATTTAAACCTAATCGGTTTAAAATT